TCAACACTAAAATCTAATAATTCAGTTGTTCTAAATAGTGTACCGGTTGTATTTGCTTCTACTACCATTCCCTCTTTGATTCTAAGGAAATACTCAGAATTAGGTCTGTTATTAGCCCCTCTACCTATATTTGGAACTAATTGATAAACTGATAATCTTACTAATGCAGGTGATGTTACTTTTGGTTTGTATCCTAAATATTGTGCAAGTGCGATAACATTTTCTTTATCCTCTGCGTATAACATTAAGGATTCTTTTAATGTATCATCGATATAATACCCCAAAACATCTCCAATATACGATGCCATTTCGATGAACATCATACCTGGTGAGGTTTCGTTAAAATCTGAATATGTTTGTGGGAAATAAGTTTTTGCGTACTCAATTAAGTTTTGACGGAAACCGGCAAAATCTTTATTAAGATATTTTATATCTCTACCTTGATTACTTTTTCTTGTTATACTATTTAATGCCATTATTATTATCCCCTAACTGTAAAAGTTATTTCTTGTGTTTCAATTGTATTTCCGACCGTAAACTGAATTGTCATCCGTGCTGTGTGGTTATCCTTCATAGCATCAGTCATTTCTACATCAATTTCTTCAATATTAATATATGGTAACCAATAACTGACAGTTTGGGTGATTACATCTTGTAATCGGTCTTCAAACGTATCATCCATTGGTTCAAACAAAAGTGATTGTAATCCCGTACCAAACTCTGGTTGCATTATCCTCTCACCCTTTGCCGTTAATAGTAAATTTTTTAAATTAGCTTTTGCTTGTTCGAAAGATGTAAAGGCTTGTTCAAAATAACCAGTATTACCCTTTTTAATGGGTAAAGTTATCCCGTATGCGTAAGAATCAAATTCTTTCGTATCCTTTACAATTTTACTACCAAGTACATAAGCCATATTATTTCTTAAACCTCTTAACTAATTCCGAATTATCTCTATTTAAAATTCTGTCTAATCCTGCTAATCCAGTCGTAACACCTAACCCACCTTTTTTAATACCACTTCCTCCCATATCTCCATAACCCATTTTAGAAGCCATTTGACTTCTCATTGTTTCAATCCCACCTTGTGCTCCACCTCTGTACGATATTGTTTCATCTATATCAGGTTCCGCATCCATATAATTTGGAATGTGTGAATTTGCGTAACCCTCATTTATTGGTTGTTCCATTTGGTAATTATCTAAAATAGATGAACCACCTCCCACCTGTCCCGCACTTCTTTGTGCAGCAGTAAATGGTTTAGTTTGATTTAATATTTCATTTATAGTTGAATTTCTACTCAATTGTTTTACTGGTTGAACTTGTCTTACTTCTTCTTTAATAGTAGTAGTTGTTCTATCTTTTTCTAATAATAGAGTTGCCAATTCAAACGGGTCAACTTCCTCCAAAATATCTTTTTTAGGTTTTGGAGCAGGAGTTTCGTTTAATAATTTACTAACTTCCTCTTTAATCATTTTAGGAAGCTGTTTCTTAATTTCTTGTTCTACAACTAATTTTATCAGTTGTGCTAATTTTTTAGAATCCATTTTTAAAATATTTGTTAACTTAGTATAAATATATCGTTTGAGTATTTTGCATTTTTATGAGTACAAATTGGGGTTTTCTTTTAATTTTTTCCAATATCCACAAAACTTTTGTTTCCTATCCTCTAATCCATTATACCCACCATTGATTCGTTTTGTAATATATTTTAATGTTCCCATTGAATCATCTACTGCTGCTTCATTTAATTTACGCGTTCTCCAAAACCAACAAGCAGTTTCTGCAACATATTTTTTTTCAACCAATGTAGAATTTTCAACCACATCATCAGATACTCCTTTTCTAAATTGACTATAATTTGCTCGACCTGTAAGTTGAATATAACCTCTACCTGCATATCTAAACCCATCACCCGCTTGTAAATTACCCAAATCCTTTCTACCCTCATATCTTTGTTGAGTTGCCGATGGGCCCCATATTTCTTTTGTATAAATAAAATTACCACTCTCGTGTGCACATTGGGCTAGAAAGTGTGCCTTTTGTAAAGGAGTAGTTATACCCCACTTCCTCATAGCCTGAATAACAACTTGTGGTGGTTCTTTTAGTTTTATATTTCCGCATTCTTCAATCTTTTCAGAATTAGAAGCGTTTGATACGGCAGAATTATCTTCATTATTTTGTGGTGTATTATTACCATCATTATTTCTAACTGCAGGACTTGATTGTGGTTGACCACTTAAACCTGCTGAGGTTGATTCGTTTATACCATATCCCTTTTCAGTAGCATCATCTGCTATAACTTCTTGTTCCGGTGATAATTTTATAGCCTCTTCAACTTGTTTTTGTTCTGCTGCTTTTTCTTCAGGTGTTGCTGGTATATCATTACTACCTCCGGCCGGAACACCTTTCCCTGCAGGTGGTATTGTATAACCAACAAATGGAACTGCACCCGGCCCAGGTGTTAATAGTGGTGGATATAACGAAGTGGTTAAATACATTCCTTGAATAGTGGGCAGATGGGTTTGAATTGATGCAATCAATTGGTCTAAAAATACTGCCGAATCATTTGTTGGTTTTGCCATTTCGTTTAACTATATTATAATTTTATTTTTTATCCACACAAGTTGGAGGAATTACAAAACCAGAAATAGTTGATACTTTTGGAGTTTTTACAAAACATCCACATCCATTTCTATTGAAGCCACCACCGCCAGTATTTCCTTCTATTGTAGTTATTTTACCATCTTTTGATATTGCTGCTACAACTCCAATATGATGTTCCTTGCCTTCAGGTCCATACAACGCTGCAGCTCCTATTTTTGGAGTTTTACTATATGTACCATTTTTTTTACCCCATATAGCCCAATTTTTACACGATGCAGCACCAGGAGGAGTTTTTAACCCCGCAGACTTCCACCAAGCAGTTACAGCAGATGCACACCAATAATATCCCTCACCTGTTGCTCGGACCTGTCCCTGATTATCTAAACCCGTTAGTTGAACCATTATATCAATACGACCAGGTTTACCCGGCGGGGTCTCTCCTCCCGCTTGATTTCCTCCATAGTTCAATCCTGCACCTTTATTTGCCTTCGTGCCGGTTTCTAATATACCAACATCTTTTTTGGCAAATTCAACTATCTTTAATCCAATAGGACATGAAGTATCAACATTACCATCAATTTTAACCGGAGTTGAATTTATAGGTTCATTTGATTCTATTGAACTTGCTTGTCTTGTATCAATTTCTTTTTGTGTTTTATCAATATATTCTCTAGCACCATCACGTTGTTCTTCCGTTGCACCGGAATTATTAATTGTGTTAGATGCCCTTTTAATTTCTTCTTTTTTCACCTCAATATCTTCATCTGATAATTCATATGGGTCTTCAAATACTTTTCCAGTAGGTGCAGTAACAGCAGTATCGGTTGGTTTTATTAATACAGGTTCTAAACTTTGCATATCAGTTGGTTGCCAAGTTCCGGGATTTGTAATCATACTACTAACTGTCACAATATTTATAATTGCACCGGGAGATGGTATGATTGGAGGTGGGACTTGACTCATCGTTGCACCTGTCCAATAAGCTAGAAACGCAGGACCCATATTAGTAATAATAGGATGTTCACCTGATGGTTGTTGAAATGCGGTTGCAAGAATACCATTTAAGGTACTCTCCATTAATTCAGTATTACCCTTTGCAACTGTAATATTATTAACGGAATCAAATCCTCGTTTAACTGCCATATCATATTCTAATGTAAGTTTTTTTGCAAAAGCACCATAGGAATTAATTCCTGCTTGGTTTTGCATATAACTCAACATATTTTGTTTGAATATTTCTAATGACATCTTATTCAGTAAAATTTAAAGTTGATTTGAATTTTTCCAATCTACCTTTAATATCGTTAAATGTACCTCTATTTTCAGGACCAGTTGCAGTCGGACCAGAAGGGGTTTTAAATATTTGTGCATTAATTGCATCAATAAGTTCTCCCAATAATCCTTGTAAGGTTTCTCCCCTTACTAATGGTTCGGCATCACTTTCGGTATTAAGATATATCTGTCCTTTACCACCTAAAATGTAAGTATTGTTATCATTTGTAGTAACCCTAACATCTCCATTAAAATCTAAGTCTGCACCAGCTTTACCATTATCAATTGACATTTTACCATCTGATATAAATCCATAATTTCCTTTTGAATAGAAAATCATTTCTTTAGATTTAGCAGATATTATAATTCTTTCGGAATTTACTAATAACTGGTCATTGCCTTTTAGTTCTGATGGGTATGATTCAAAATGAGTTGGTTTAGTTTCAAAATTTGAAGAACCACCATCATCTATAATACCCGGTTGAAAATTTAATTTATAATCACCTGATGTAATTGCAATAGTTGTTCCATCTTTATTTACATCCTCTTCAGTCAGTTCACCTTTTTTAAGTTTACTAAGTGATTCACTATTTTGTCTATTTCTTAAAATAATAGTTGGTGCAAATTTTCTATCCGTACCTTCTCCATTATTATATCCACTAAAACGAATTGATTGACCAAAACGAGATTGAATTATTTTATCACCTTCATATAATTTTAGAGGATTAACTTGTTGTTCTTTAAAATATTTACCGATTTCTGTTTTTCTATCATCCGTACCACCTCCACCACTTGGAGTACCGGTTGTATTTGCAGTATTATATTCAGTTGAACCTCCTGCTGCAGGTGGTTGTGTTTGGGGATAGGTTTTTACATCTATATCCGTTCTAGCATTACCAATATTAATATTTCCGGTAATAGTTCTTTTATAGTGTAATCTACCAGCAATATCTATAAGTTGAACCGTCTCACCTACTAATGGTATACCCTCCTCTACGTTAAATGGAGGATATGCTTTATTTTTTTTAGTAGATGATGTAGCATCTCCCAATGGTCTAATTGCAGCAAATCCAATATTAGATGTGTTCTTTTGTTCTACCTGACTGAAATCATATTTAAGTAATAAATCACTTGTATCATCTAATATAATATCTACAACAATACCAGTTTCACCTGCTCCATTAGAACCTGCTACGGAGTCAGAATTGAATCCACTATTTGATATACCTAATCTACTATTAGCCATTACTTCTTAATTTTTTGTTTTATCTCTTCTACTTCATTTGTCAATTCATCAACCTTAGCATCTTGTTCATCTTTTACCTCTAAGACAGTTATTTCAATTTCTCTTAATAATTGTTCTTTTTCAGCATCAGATAAAAATCCAACATCTCCTTCAGATTTTGAATTTGCACTAATTATTCTTTGTGCAATTGCTGCAAGTTTTATTAGAGAATCATCATTCCTAACCGATACATCGACTAGGTCTTTTATGATTGGCCCAATAACTGCCATATCACCAGCGTGACGAATAATATTTTTCATTTCTGCTATTAATTCAGAAATTCTTTTTCTTTTGTTTTGTTGGTTATCATAGATGTCTTTAAACAATCCACTTAAATCCTTACCAGGAAATAACTCAAAATTTATACTCATATTTTTATGATTAAGTTCATTATATAAATATAAGGAATAAAAAAACCCCATTTTAGTGGGGTTTTTCTTATTTAAGATTTCTTTTTATAATTTCCTTTTTTCTGCTGTTCTGATACTGTCTTTTTAGCAATTTTTTTTCGGTTCTTATCTTTTACCTCTTTTTTTGTGGTTGCCATTGCGTTATTCCTTTTCTAGTTTGTTTATAATAATTTTTATTTTAGGAGTATATCCTTTAGGTAGTTTATTGATAATTCCGTTAAAAGATTTGATTTTATGGTCGTAATAGTTTACCTCTAATATGGTTTCGGTTAAGTTCATTATAGTTTGAGATGATGTCCACATTTTAGGAGTATCCTTTCTCATATTCAATACACTATCTTTTTTAAAGAATTGTTTTCTTAATGCAATACCTACTTGTTTCCAATCGGTAATTTTATCAATTATCTTTTCAGCACTTAATTTTCTCATTTTAGAACTTAAATACTTTTTACCATCAGAATAACCCGTACCAACATAAACATGCCCGTGATTTGTTCTAACAACTGGACTCTCCGTATTTTGTAATTCTAATTGAGGTTTAAGATTTGGTATATTTTCAACACTTACCATTTGTTTAGGGGTAGAAATAAATGTATGACCGGTTAATCCTTTTTTCTTGTTTCCTTTCCAAACTATTGTTGCTTTGATTGCTTCTTTAAGAGTTTTCTTTGAGAATATACTTCTCATCTTTGCACCATCTGCACCATACCCTCTCATATTTTGAATTAACTTTCCTTCCGCCTCATCGTATCCAACTAAAAGGGCTGAATTAACTACTCCTAATCCATACTCGTTCATTCCCTCACTCCAATCAGTTACCTCATCGTGTAAATAGGCAACTTCAACTCCATCAATTAATTCGTGGATTACTTCTAATTTAGGATGATACCCTCTATCGCGATTCTTTGCTAAAATAAATTTATCATCTATTTCTTTAGAAACTATAATACATTCTTGTATGATATTCATTTTAGGTGTTCGTATGAGTTGGTTACAAATCTCTATAATAAATATAGTTATAAATAAAAAAAGGAGATAAACTCCTTTCTTATTAATTCTATTCTATTTTATTTTTTTCTTAACGATATAGTTGTTAAGAACTAAGGTATCCATATCACAATCTAAAAATGTATCTATTGCATCTTTGGGGGTGTTTACAATGGTCTTATCTTTGACGTTGAATGATGTATTCAAAACAATTGGATACCCATTATCAATTTCTAATTGGTCAAGTAATTTGTGAATTCTATAATGTTGTTTACGGCTAATAGTTTGAATTCTAGCAGAACCATCTATATGTGTAATTGCTGGTAACTTTTTTCTATGTTCTTCTTTTACACTCACTACTTGATTCATATATGGAACAGAGTGTTTATAATCAAAATATTTTGTAAATACTTCTAGTTTTACTATTGGTGCAAAAGGTCTAAAACCTTCTCTCTTTTTAATTACCTTATTTACTCTTGCTTTCATTTGTGGGTCTCTAGGATTTGCAAGTATAGAACGATTACCTAATGCTCTTGAACCAAATTCCATTCTACCTTCATACCAACCAATAACATTACCATTTGTAATTTCTTTCGAAATAATTTCAATTAGTTCTGAGTGGTTTTTATATTCATACCAAACATCATCTTTAAAATTTTCTAATTCTGTTAAAAATTCATCATTTGATTGATATGGTCCTAAATATGGATTTGAATTATCCACTTTAGTTGCCGTTTGGTTATGTCTGTAATAATATTCTAATGCGGCACCAATAGATGAACCGGCATCAGATGGTGCAGGTGGAATCCATAATTGTTTATATCGGGTTTCTTTAAAAATCTTTCCGTTTGCAGTTCCATTATATGCACAACCACCACTCAAACACAAATTGTTTGTTGCTTTAATAAAAAACATTTTATTTAATAGTTTAAAAAAATATTTTTCATATTGTGATTGAATTGTTGCTGCTAAATCTTTATGTTGTTGTGTTAACTCTTCTTCTGGTAATCTATTTGGAAACCCAAATAAATTTCCTAATTTTTCGTTAAACATTGCTGAATCCGAATAGTCGTATTCAAAATATTCCATATTAATTTCAAACCCATCATCGTCTGTTGGTTTAATTAAATTTGAATATTGTTCAGAATATATTTCAGAATTACCATATCCTGCTAATCCCATTACCTTATATTCACCTTCGTTTGGTTTAAATCCTAAAAAAGCAGTCATAGCAGAATATAACATTCCTAATGAATGTGGAAACTTTATACTTTGCATTTTAATAATTAAGTTTTGTTCCGCATAAGCCATAACTACTGTATCCCATTCTCCCACCCCATCGACTGATATAATTGCTGTTTTATCAAATGGTGATGTATAATATGAATATGCTATATGTGACATATGATGGTCACCATATTCTAAGATTATAGTTGGATTCGTAATCTCATATATTTTAGATTCAATTTCTTTAGCCTGTTGTTTATTTGAATCAATAATAGTTTTTCGTTTGAAGAAATTAATTAATCCGCCTCGTTTAGTAGATTCTTCAATTCGTTGTAATTTTATTTTCGGGTTTTCATAAAATGCAACTACTGATATATCATCACCAGTAATATTATTGACATCATATAACCATTTAATTGCATTGGATGGAAATGAGGCATCATGTTTAATACCTGTAAATCTTTCTTCCTCTACCGCACCAATAACTTTTCCATCTAATATTAATGCAGCAGATGCATCGTGATAACCACATGCAATGCCTAAAATATATTTTTTATTCATCATCTATATCATCTTCAGTTAAATCAATATTTGACATATCAACCCAAAATGGTTCTTTTTTAATTGTAAAATCTCCTGTTTCTAAATAATCGTTTAACATTTTTTTCTGATGTTGTTTCATCACATTTACAACTTTTGTAATATAGTGAGTTTTACAATCAGTCATTTCTCGTATGAGTAGGTATAAATGCTTTTTATTAAAATTTTCTATAAATTCACTTCTACGAAATAACTCTAATACTGCATCAGCAATTTGTATATCTCTTTTTTTATTAAAAATAGTAGTAAGATGTTTATCCCAATACATTAACATTAGGTCTTTAAATTCTCTAAATTCACTACCCTCTTCTACTTCATAAAAATCATTGGATGGATTCCAACTTTCTGGCATATCAGATATTAAAGCGTTTTGTTTCCAACGTTTATAATTACCATTATTTTTTAAGATTAAATGATTCTTTGCAATAATAGTGAAATAGGAGAATGCACGACCTTTACCTTCTTGAAACATGTGCATTTTTTCTACTAATGTTGAAACTACTTCGGTTTGAATATCTTTTTTAGATACATCAAAATAAGAAAATTTAAAAGTGTTTAAAACATTTTCTGCTAATTTTTCAAAAGGTGCTTTAATTCTTTCTTCGTAAATTTTACTTCTTTCAACTGGATTTTTTGATTTGTTATATTCGATTATTGCTTCTTGCGCAGGTGCACCGAAATATATTTTTGATTTTGGTTTTCTTTGTTTTGCCATTTGGTAATTATAATATTTCGTTTAGATTTTCAACAATAGTTTTTAATTCGGTAAAGGTAGCACCAACTTCATCATCGGATTCAAATGAACCACGAGAATCTATATTCCTTAAATTTTCTAATGCGTTAGATACTTTAACTTTAACTTCTAATGTAGTTTCAATAATGGTGTCTTCCAATTCTTCAGTTTGTTTCAGTAAATTGAATATACTGATAATAAATGTTATATTTAACACTATTGAAATCAATAAAATGATGTAAATGTATGTCATAGTTTGTTTTTATGCTTCACCCATTGGTCCGTAATAGATTCCTAACTTAGAATCATCATCGGATGTTTGAGTATTTGCTTTTTTTATATTATTTTCTAATTGTTTTATTTTTAATTGAACTCTTTCATACCATTCTTTTTCTGATAGTATACCTTTATCTATTAAAAGATTTACAAGGGCATCAATTACAATACTATGATTTAAAGTATGTTGTTCTATCTGTTGAAGAATCAATTTCTTCTGCTCCTTTTTGGTTAATTTCATTTATTAAATCTTTTATAGTAAAATTATTAGTTTCATCTAAATTACCAAATGCTTTTTTAATCGATTCTTCATGATAACCCAATGCAGATGCTAATCTTGCACATATAGTTTTAAATTCAAAAATATTCAATTCATCTGGTATTGTAAATTCTATTTCGGATGCTTCTCTTGCATGTTCAATGTAATCATCATCGGTGTACTTAAATATTAGTTTGGCCATTTTATTGTTTTTAGTTTCTATTTATTTTTTTTGTAATATCTCTTGTATATTTGTTGTCGTGGAAAAAACTATCAAATAACGATTCGTTTTTTATATATCCATCCGTACACATTAAATCAAACATATAATCAGCGTTTGCTTTAGATACGATTTCAGTTGAATTAAACATATCTAATATAAATTTTTTAATTCCATTTATTATTTCATTTTTTTTATCAAAATGAGTTTGATTCTCACCCGGTTGTTCATTTATGAATTCACCATTTATAATATCAATATAAGTGCCAACTTTATCAGTTAATACTGATTCTAAAAATATTATATTATCTTTTAATTTATGGGTTTCAAAATCATAAAAACCTTTTACATCATCTAATAGGGGGTTTCCTTTATAAGTAATGTATCTACCTTTAAATTTTAATCCATATGTTTTTTCTATATTATATTGAGTAGTTCCTTGATAACCAGTATCAACCATCAATAGGTTTTGAGAATTTCCTATAACCTCTAATATATATTTTTTATACTCATCTCGTGTTCTTTTAGCTTTTTGTATTATTTCTGTTAAATACAAATCTAAATTTGGTAAATTTACATTACTATCTACCATTGTATCATTTTCAATAGGTGGAGTTATACCAAATCTATCTTTTAACAAATTAGATAATTTTCCATTATATCTATGCAAATCAAATGTCCTAAATACATCGGCCGTGTTAAAAATTGAAACTATTGTTGATAATGTACGCGATGTTTTAAAATATACTGAGGGTGGTAGTTCATATTTCTCTCTAAATAATTCGTATATTTCTTGTAAAAATAATCCTTCTCTTGAATTAAAAAGGATTTTATCACTATTACCAATTTCACTTTTTAACCAATCAAAATAATTGAATAGTAATGGGCCAAAATAATTATAACCTAATTTTTCTAATGATTTTGTATGATTGTCTATTTCTGTCATTATATTACAAAAACTTTAAAAGAGGTTATTCCTAATTCAACCCAAACATCTATTACTCGTTGGTCATCATCATACGCACAAAATACATTTTCTTTTATTTTGGTTTCATATATTTTTCTTTTAAAAACAGGTGCCTTTAAAAAGTTATCTTCCCAACTTCTCATATACAAATTATCGTATGGTATGTTATATTTTTCTAACCACTCTTTTGTAACCTTCCTTGTTGATTCTGGTCTACCGGTTAATACAATAACTTCAAACCCATTTTCTTTATAATTCTTTGCCAATTCAATCATTGGTAGATTTGGTTTGTCTTTTATAAGGTTTTCGGATGAATGTACAATATCCCAGTCGAGTTTCCCATTTTCTTTTTCCGCTAATTTAAATCTATCATTAGCTATTGACAATGTATTATCTATATCAATTATTATTTTCATAATTCTCTTATACCTTGTTTTTCATAACTTACTGGCACTTTAATTCCCGTGTTACATCCATTACAATTATCACAAAATGTAATATATCCTAAATCCGTATAACCTAAATCAAATTTAATTAATTCTTCATTTGATATGTTATTTAAAGTAACAAAATCATTATCACTTAAAGGAAATAAGTTTGTTCTAACTGCTGAGGTATTAAGATGACAATAATAAAACTTACCATCATTTAATCCTCTAAATGGTGCTGTGCAACTATCAAAGTGTTTAATTAACTTATCTATTTCTAAATTCTTTTTAACTCTTAAATCTCCAAAATCATACCACTCTATTTCATTTCTAACATAATGTTTAATCCCATAGTTTTTATATTCCTCAATGGTACGCATAACTTTATTTTTAAGTTTAGGTAATTTATCCGAATAATCACTTATACTTAAAATAACATCACTATCTTTTAATAATTGAAGAATACTTTCTTTTGGAGTAACTGTGCCATTAGTAGTGATTATAAGTTTATCTAATTTATCTATATGGTTTAATAAGATATGTTGGATTATATTTTCAATATCTGGGTGTAGGAAGGGTTCCCCACCAACTAAATGAAACACACTTACAAAATCTACAACTTTAAAATATGAATCTATATCGGTTATAATAGTTGATAAATTTCTATGATTTGGGTTATCATAATGTGGTATAAACATATTACAATGCGAACACGCTAAATTACACCTTTCAGTTACTAATACATC